TGCGGCGGCCCAGAAGCATGCGGCCGAGAACGAAGCCTTGCGACGTGAAATGGAAGAAATGCGTAAGACCATCGCGCAGCTCGGCGCGGCGATGGCTGAACCGAAGCGGGGCCGCGGCCGTCCGCGCAAGGACGAGCAGGCAGCGGCCTGAATGTCTTTCCTCACGATGATCCAGGAGGCGGCCGGCTCGCTGAACCAGCCCGTGCCCTCTGCTGTGTTCGGCGTGGCGACCGGCGATGCTCCGCTCTGGCGCAATCTTGCCCAGAGAGAGGGTCGCGATCTTGCCAGCCGCCATAACTGGCAGGCGCTGATCGCTTCTGCCTCGCCAATCACGCTTGCGGCCAAACAGCAAGCGGCGCTCGCATCCGATTATGACCGGATGCCGCTGAGCGGCGATCTCTGGAACCTGACATTGCAGCAACGCTATATCGGGCCGGTCGATCATATGATCTATGAGGATCTGGTCATTCGCGGAAGTGCGGTGCTGCCGGGGGCTTGGCTCATCCAGAACGGAAATATCTATATCACGCCGGCCCCGACTGCCGGCCAGTCGCTGTTCTATTACTACATCTCAAATCAGTGGTGTCAGTCCTCGGGCGGGACACCACAGGCCCAATGGGCGGCCGATACCGATACGGGCAAGCTTTCCGAAAATCTGATGGGACTTGGCGTTACCTGGCGCTGGTTGAAAGCCAAGGGCATGGATTACGCCGAGGAGATGGCGAGTTATGAGCGTGAAGTTGAAAGGGCGACTTCGCGGGATCGCAACTTCGGCGTCATGACCTCCGGCAGCGCGCCGCGAGATTGGGCGCCCGGCCCAACCTGGTCAGGAACAATCACGCCATGAGGCGTGTCGCTCCACCCCGGCCTGCCAAGCAGGGCACATTTGACGTTCGCGTGCTTCCACCGCCGATCGGCGGATGGAATAAGCGCGATGCTTTGCCCTTGATGGACCCGAAAGACGCCATCCTTCTCGATAACTGGATACCGGACACCAACAGCGTTCGGCAGCGATACGGCTTCTCGACCTGGGCAACGATTGCGGCGACGGCCACCGCTGTTGAAAGCCTGATCCAGTATGCGCCGCCGACCACGGCGAACAAGAAGCTGTTCGCGGCTACCCCGAGTACCATCTACGATGTGACGGCGAACGTCACGGCGTCATCGACTGCGGCTGTCGTGACGAGCCTTTCCAACGGCCGCTGGCAACATAGCCAGATGACCAACACGGCCGGAAACTTCCTCGTGCTGGTCAATGGAGCGGATCAGCCGCGCAAGTTTGAAGGAACAACGTGGTCAACGTGTAGCGTGAGCGCCTCGGGCCTGACCCGCACGAATCTTATCAGTGTTCACAATCATATGAACCGGCTCTGGTTCATCGAGGAGAACCAGCCGCATGTCTGGTATGGCGACACGGCGGCGGTTGAAGGCGTTCTGACCAAGTTTCAATTGCCGTTCCGCATGGGCGGCAAGCTTCTCGCGATGGGCTCATGGACGCGCGATGGCGGGACCGGGCCAGATGATTACGCGGTGTTTTTGTCCACCACAGGCGAGTGCATCGTTTATGCTGGGACTGATCCATCGAGCTCCACGACCTCGGCCTTGGTCGGCATCTACACGATCCCCGAACCAATCGGTCGGCGCTGTATTGTTCCTGCCGGCGCAGACCTTGGCATCCTGACCTCGCAAGGGCTGATTCCGCTGTCCAAGGTGTTGGGCATGACACAAGGCTCGGCCCGGCGGGTGAGCTTTACCGACAAGATCAGCGGCCAATTCCGTTCTCAATACCAAACCACGGGAACGTCCTTCGGCTGGCAATGTCTGGAATATCCGAAAGAAAACCTGCTGGTCATCAACGTGCCGATTGCGGAACGCGTTACGCAGCATCAATACGTGATGAACGTCAACACGGGGGCGTGGTGTCGATTCACGAATATCAATGCGGGTTGCTGGGCGCTCCTCGGTGACGCGCTTTATTTCGGCGGCAATGACGGCGTGGTCTACAAATACAACGGCACGCAGGACGGATCGAGCAATATCGTCTCTCTGCATCAGTCGGCATATACGACTTTGGGTTCTCCGAAGAACAAACGGTTTTTGAGAGTAAGACCGAAATTCCTGGCTCCTACAGGTTATGATCCGCCGATCACGGTCAAGACCGATTACGACGACTCGATCCCTGCCGTGAATACGGTTGCGACCGCGACTGGCGGCACGCAATGGAATGCCGGTCAGTGGAATAGTTTCCAGTGGGCGGGCGGCAGCGTCACGTCGCAGCACTGGCAAGGCATCTCGGGGCAGGGGAGTGCAGTGTCCGTCGCGTTCGGCGTCTCGTCCGCCGATACGTTGACCTATAACGGGACCGACCTCGGCTTTGAGGCCGGGAATTTCGCGTGACGGTCCAGCGTGTCGGATCGATCCTGATCGGCGCTGATGAATTGGTGGCTGAGCTGGTCGCGGCGCGCATTTCCTACATGCGCAATCGTTCGTTCGGACCGTGCACGGCGTTGGGCGTCATTCGCAATGATTATCTGATCGGCGGCGTCGTCTATCACAATTACATCGGCCACGATTGTCAGGTGAGCATCGCGGTTGATCAGGTCGCGTTCATGCCGTGGAGGGCGTTGTTTGAGTATCCGTTCGAGCAGTTGGGTTGCGTGAGGCTGACGGCGCTGATCGGGCGAAAGAACAGAAAATCCCGTCAGCTCTGCGAGCGTCTTGGGTTCAAGCTGGAAGGCGTGCACATCAAAGGTCTCGACGGCAAAGAATGTGCAATGAGCTACGGCATGCTCAGATCGCAATGCCGATGGTTGAAGGAAAATAGACATGGGCAAATCGGCCCCCGCAGCACCCGCGCCGCCTGATCCTTACAAGACGGCTTCGGCGCAGACCGGCACAAACATCCAGAGCGCGATTGCCAACGCGACGATTGGCAACGCCAACACCTATGGGCCGACCGGCAGCACGATTTATAAACAGATCGGCCAGCAGTCGATCACGGGGCCGGACGGGCAGACCTACCAGGTCCCACAGTATTCCTCGACCACGACGCTCTCTCCGGAACAGCAGCAGCTTTATAACCAGCAGACGCAACTCGGCTCGGACGTAAACAATCTCGCGCTCAAGCAGGTTGGGCAACTTGGCGATACGCTCGGAAAGCCAGTCGATACGTCTGCGCTGCCGTCTGTCGCGAATGACTTCTCGGCCGACCGCTCGGCAGTCGAGAATGCGTTATTCAATCGTCTCAATCCGCAACTTCAATTGCAGCGCGACGCGCTTGAAAACAAGCTGGTCAATCAAGGCTTCCAGCGCGGAACGGCTGCCTTCAACAACGCGATGGATCAGGAGAACCGCCAGGAGAACGATGCGCGGTTGGCGATCACGGGACAGGGCCTACAGGAACAGCAGGGCTTGAATAGCATGGCGCAAGCCAATCGGCAGCGCGCTTTGCAGGAAACACTTGCGATCCGCAATCAGCCGCTCAATGAGATTTCCGCGCTTCGTTCTGGCGGTCAGGTCAGCCTGCCGAATGCACCACAGTTCAATGCGCCTACCGTGGCGAACACTGATTTGAGCGGCGATCTCTATAACACGGCGGCTATTCAGAACTCGCAATACGGCCAGCAGATGCAGCAATATAACCAGCAGCTCGCTGGGATGTATGGGCTTGGCTCTGCGGCGCTTGGTGCTGGTGGTTATGCGCTCGGCAAGAACGGCTGGCCATCTGACCGCCGCTTGAAACGCGAAATCATCGATCTCGGCATTAGGCTCGTGAACGGCTTGAAGCTCTATGCCTACCGCTATCTCTGGGATGACAAGCCAAGGGCGGGCGTGATGGCGGATGAAGTTCTGCGCGTGAAGCCTGATGCGGTTGGTTTGATGAATGGGTTCCTTACGGTTGACTACCGGAGCCTCGCCTGATGGCTGACCTCTTTTCCGCTCTTTCCGTCAAAGACCCGAAGAATGCCTATTTCCAGAAGCTTCTGGATCAAGGCATGGATCAAACGCCGATTTCCTCGAACTGGCAAGGCGCGTCACGTCTCGCCAATTCGCTGCTTGCGGGTTTGATGCTTGGGTCAGACGAGGCCGACAAGGAAAAGGCGCAGGCGTTGCGGCTCAATCTGCCGGGGCTCGGTCCAGCTCCCGCAGCTTCGGCTTCGCCAGTCGCGGCGGCGCTTGCATCAGATCCTTCGCGGGCAATCCAATCAGGTCCCGACATGTCGCTGCCGCGCGGCATCCGCAACAACAATCCGCTCAATATCGAGGCGGGCGATTTCACGAAAGGCCAGCCCGGCTTTACCGGCTCGGA